GGGAGAGGAGTTCTTCCGCCGTCTGGAGGCGGCGCGGAGGTATGAGAACATCAGCGTGGAGATGCTGATAGAAAAATGCGGGATGAACCGCATGACTTACTACAACCGCAAAAAGGACCCGGAGAAGCTGACGGCAAAGGAAATCCGACAGCTCGCGGCGGCGGTGAAGCTGACCAGCACGCAGGAGGGGCGGGACGCCCTGCTGCGGCTGGTGGGAGCGATATAGGAGGAAAGACAATGTACGGAAAGTGCTGGTTATGCGGGAAGGTGGGCGCGGTGGAGCGCCACCACATCTTTGGCGGGTCGAACCGCGATAAATCGGAGCGGGACGGGCTGGTGGTGCTGCTGTGCGGCGACACCTGCCACAGAAACGGCCCGCGGGCGGCGCACCAATGCGCCGAGACGGCGCTGGAACTCAAGAAGTACGGCGAGCGCAAGTGGATGTACGAGCACGAGGCCAGCACGGACGACTTCCGGCGGGAATACGGGAAGAATTATCTATAGGAGGGCATTAACAATGCAGGAAATCATTCTTTACAACGGCGAAGCGGAGGATCTGGAGCTTCGCCGTTTGGCGTATCGCGTGGATGAGCGGAGGAACCGAGCTGCGCGGGAGGAAGCGGAAGAACGGGCGCAGCGGGCGGAAATGAAGCTGCGGGCGGAGCGGGCGAAGGCACGGAAGGAAAAGCGGGAGCTGGGCGCATTTCTGATGGTGATTGCGCTGGTGGTCGTGATGGCGGTGTGCGTGACGGCGGTGTGCGTGACGGCGGCTTTCCCATTTGCGGGGGCGCTGCTGGTGATGCGGAAGGTCGGGTGGCTGTGATGGACGATCTGGCGAGGACGCTCATAGAGTGCGCGGGGGCGAAGCGGTGCAGCGAATGCGAGGGGTACCCAAGCTGCGGGGGCGTGCTGAGCCTGATGCTGGCGGCGGCGCGGGAGATTGAGCGGCTGAAGGAGGAGCTGGAAAAATGCCGCCGGCAGAAATAGGCAACTGCGCGGTCTGCCCGCAGGCGGAAGAGGAAACGGACTACAAGGGCGCGATCCTCCTGCGCTGCATGGGTCAGGGCCTGCGCGGAGTGCGCGGGCGCGTGGTGAGCCGGTACCCGGAGGGGTGCCGGGGCATAGAGGAAATTGCGCCGCCGAAGTGGTGCAAAAGGAGAAAGAATGAAAAAAGCAGAGGACATGACATCTGCGAAAAGGCTGATTGCGGCGCGGAAGGCGGCGGGGTTAGGACAGAGCAGGCTGGCGGCTCGGTGCTATTACGAGCAGTCAACCATTGCCAATGTGGAGCAGGGGCGGGCGAGAATGAGCCTGAGCCTTGCAAAGGCGGTGGGAAAGGAGCTGAATGTATCCGTGGCATGGCTGCTGGGGCTGGATGCGCGGGAGATCAGCTATGAGACGGCAGTTGCAGTGATTGCCGCAGCGGGGAAGGACAAGCTGCGGGAGGTGCTGGAGAAAATGGAGGAAAACACATGAGCGAACCAATTATCGCATACAAGGGCGTCGGCGGGAAATTTGTGGAGGTGTGATGGCGTGAGATGCGAAATCTTCCACGACAATTTTCAGAATTACAAAAAGTATGGCATCCCGAAAGCGCAGCTTGTGATCGCGGACATTCCGTATAACGTCGGCGCGGACGCTTACGGAAGCAATCCGATGTGGTACAAGGGCGGAGATAACAAAAACGGCGAGAGCAAGTTTGCAAAAAAGTCGTTTTTTAACTGTGATGGCTACTTTAAGATTGCAGAGTATATGCACTTCTGTTCAAAACTTCTGAGGAAAGAGCCGAAGGAGAAGGGCAAAGCACCGGCAATGATCGTATTTTGCGCATTCGACCAGATTCAGACGGTTGTGGAGTACGGAAAGAAATACGGATTCATGAATCACTACCCGATATTTTTTGTAAAAAACTACTCCGCGCAGGTATTGAAAGCCAATATGCGCATTGTAGGAGCGACAGAATTCGCAGTAGTTTTGTACCGGGACAAGCTGCCGAAGTTCAACAACGGACGGCAGATCGGCGAGGATGGCAAGCCGATACGAGGCACGGGCAAGATGGTATTTGACTGGTTTCAGTGGGAGCGGGACGGGAAAAACATTCCGAAAATCCACCCGACACAGAAGCCGGTCGCCGTGCTGAAGCGGCTGATCGAAATCTTTACCGATCCCGGCGAGGTTGTGATAGACCCGTGCTGCGGCTCGGGGACGACGCTGCGGGCGGCGCGGGAGCTTGGACGCGAGGCGTATGGCTTTGAGATCGACCGGAATTTTTACCGCCGCGCTAAAGAGGAAATGCTGAAGCCGGACGAGCAGATCAGGATGGAGGGCGTGATATGACGCATCTGAGCCTGTTTAGCGGCATCGGAGGGCTGGATCTGGCGGCGGAATGGGCCGGATTTGAAACCGTCGGGCAGTGCGAATTTGCCGACGATAACTCCCGCATCGTCGCCGGGCACGACGGGACGCGGGTGCTATACGACCCAAAAAATCCGAGAACGGAAATTTACATCACGAAAATGGAGGAAAACACATGAGCGAACCAATTATCGCCTACAAGGGCGTCGGCGGGAAATTTGCGGAGGTGTGACGGCGTGAAAGAGACATACAAGAGCCGAGTTTACACAGACCGGCCGGCATACGCAGATTTTGATGCACCGGCCAAGTTTCAGGCAATCCAGAGCATCATCGCAAAGCGACTTACACAGCATCCTAACGCAATCTGCTCCTACTCCGGAGGGGCTGACAGCGACATCCTGCTTGACCTCATTGAACAAACGCGGAAAATATTCGATCTCAAGCCGGTGAAGTATGCGTTTTTTAACACTGGGCTTGAGATGCAGGCGACGAAGCGCCACGTGAAAGAGGTCGCAGAAAAGTACGGTGTCGAGATTGCTGAGCACCGTCCGAAGACAAATATCGTGCTCGCGGTAAAAAACAACGGCGTGCCATTTGTATCTAAGATCATGTCTGCAGGCCTTGGAGAGTGGCAAAAAAAGAGAATCCCGCTATCCGTCACCGAGGAGTACGACAGGGCGGAAGATAAGGCGGCAAAGCGGCAGGAACTGCGCGAGAGATACCCAAAGTGCGAAAGCGTGATCAACTTCCTGTGTTGCTGCAACTCCGCAGGCGAGCCGAGACCGCACATACAGCTTGTAATCAACTCGAGCAAGTATATGCGAGACTTTATAGCGGAGTATCCGCCGGACTTTGCCATCAGCGCAAAGTGCTGCGATTACTGCAAAAAGCAGCTTGCGCACAGTGTGCAAAAGGACTTTGACATGATTATTACAGGTGAGCGCAGAGACGAGGGCGGAATGCGGTCAGTCCCTCGGAAGGACAACACATCTCTGTGCTTTACGGAGACAAGCTCCGGACAGTATAGGCTCCGACCGCTGTATTACGTCTCTGATGCGGATAAGGCGTGGTACAAGGAGTACTACGGGATCAGATACTCCGATGCTTACGAGGTGTACGGACTGACAAGAACCGGCTGCTGTGGATGCCCTATATCTTATAAGGCGGTTGACGATCTGGAAAAAATCCGACCGTTTGAGCCGAATGTCGTAAAAGCCGCATGGGCAATTTTTGGGAAGTCCTACGAGTATCGGCGGCTATACAACGAGTACAAAGAGCGCCGAAAGGCGGAGGATGCGAAAAAACGTGCCGATGCAAAGAAAGAGGCCGAGAATGACGGGCAATGTCACTGTTTGAGGAGGATGGATGATGCCGGGGGTGGAGGTATGAAGGTCTACATAGCCGGTAAGATCACCGGGGATCCGAACTACAAGGGAAAATTTGCCGCAGAAGCAGAGAAAATCCGCGCGGCGGGGCACATTGCCCTGAATCCGGCGGAGCTGCCGGAGGGAATGGAGCCGGGCGACTATATGCGGATTTGTTTTGCAATGATTGACGTTGCGGACGTGGTGGCGTTTCTTCCGGGATGGCAGGAAAGCAGCGGGGCAAATGTAGAATGGTCGTATGCCTGCTACTGCCGCAAGCGCGTGATCGGCAGCGTATACGTCGAGGATTGGGCGACGGTGGATGCATGAAACAGAGCGGATATCTGAAACGGCAGGCGGATGTGCAAGATCGCCTGCTGAAAATTGGGACGGAGGTCGGGTAGCAGCAGGTCTTTGACGCGCTGGCGCTGGCCTTGCGCGATCCGGCGGTCATGGGCGCGAAAGGCGTACTCGGCCCGGCAAAGGTCAAGACCGTGTGCCAGCGTGTACAGGAGATTGTGCAGGAGTTTGCGGATGCATGGTCTCCCGGACCGGAGCAGGATTACCAGCAGGACAGGCTCGATCGGGCGCTGAAGGACGTTTTTGGCGGGGATTTGCAGCCATTTGCGGAAAGATATCCGTACATCAAAGAGCAAAAATACGGGAGGAAACAATGATGGGACGACTGACAAAACGTGTGGGAGGCACTGTGGTTTACGCCGGGGGATGCAAACAGTACGAGGGCGGAGACATACCCGCCGAGGTTAGCCCGCAAGGAGTCCGCGAGCTGCTGGTAAGACTGGCCGAATACGAGGACACGGGGATGGCACCCGAGGACGTTCTTACGGCGCACGAAATGGCGCAAATTTATAGCCTCGTCGAAGAAAACAAGGCATATAGGGCAATGGGGATTCGGCTTGACCGACTAGAAGAGATTGCTTCCGATTTGGAGAAGAATTGCAGCCATTCAAGCAGCGATACCATTTCATGAAGGAACAAAAATACAGGAGGATCAAAGAGTGAAAAAGTTATTTATTTCACAGCCCATGCGGGGCAAGACGGACGAGGAGATTCTGGCGGTGCGTGCGCAGGCGAAACATGAAGTAGAAGCTTCACTGATGGAAAAGGTTGTAGTGATCGACAGTTTTATTCAAGGTGCCCCGGCGGACGCAAAACCGCTTTGGTACCTCGGAAAATCCCTGGAGCTGCTCTCCACGGCAGACATCGCATACTTTGGCAAGGGCTGGGAAGAAGCACGCGGATGCAGAATCGAGCGCGAATGTGCCGAGGAGTATGGCGGCATCTGGATAGTCACATATGAGACGATATGAAGAAGGAAGATGGAGGTAAAAACAATGGAATACAGCAAAGTTGCAGTTACGTCGACAGGATGCGAAGCATCAATCAGAGATCAGAAGAGCATTTTTACGCTGGTCGCGAAGTCGGAAGAGATTGCGAGGAACATTGAGGAAACTGTGCGGGTACTGGATGGCAACCTCTTTGGCTGCGGAGAACATGATGCTTTGCCGGATGAACCGCGCTGCTTCCGGGACGTGTGTGCACAGCACGCCGAGCGCATGGCGCGCATCGACGCGATGTTAAATTCGATCAAGGAAAGGCTTGGTGTGTGATGGAGAGGCTGACGTACTTCAAAAACGGGCACTGGCGGATGAAGATTAACGGCTGCCAGTACAGCGGAGAATTTATTGACCGGCTTGCTGCCTACGAGAACACCGGACTAATGCCAGGGGAAGTTGCTGAGCTGCAAGCTCTACTGCAAGGCTGCGAATCAAAGAAGTCCGCTGAATGGGTGCGGTTACAAGAGCTGGCCGGGCGCGTGATGGTGCTGCCGTGCAAGGTTGGAGATACCGTGTGGGTGGCTGGACGCGATAATGTGCCGCGAGAAATGCGGCTTGACCCGCCTGACATCAGGGCCACGTGCACGGACGAGGATAATCTGTGTATGTCACTTTGCAACCGGAAGCCTGACGGCTTTTGCGCATATCGGCTGCGTAATGACGGCCAAGATATTGGCAAGACCGTTTTTCTCACCCGCGAGGAAGCGGAGAAAGCATTGGAGGCGATGAAGGATGGCTGAATTGAAACCCTGCCCGTTTTGCGGGGGACAAGTTAAGTTCTTGACCATGGACGACGAGTTTAACATTCGCGACGAGGAGTATGAAAAAGACCCGTGGAGCGGATTGCAGTATGGACTTTACCACGACGTGAAAGATAACGAAGGCTGCCCAATCGCCACACACGTCGACGAAATACTTGGAGTGTATGGCTACGACACGAGAGAAGATGCCGCTGATGCTTGGAACGAGAGGTGGAACAATGAACCGTAAAAGATTCATCAAGCTGCTGATGTCGTGCGGCGTTGGAAGAAATCAAGCGGTGCGGTTTGCGGAAATGGAGGACGACAATGCCTGAATACATTGAGCGCGGAACGGGCGTGTCTATTTTTCGTGCAAAAGCAAACATGGCGGTTTTGATGGACGCTGCTCCGTATTTTGAAAAAGCGGCGCAGATGTTGGAGCAACTACCCACCGTCGATGCCGTGGTCGTGACGCGGTGCAAGGAGTGCGAACACGCCGAACGGTATGAGAGGATAGATGGAACCGTAGGCTATTACTGCGGACACCCGCAAAACACCTTCACCTATGGTGAGCGCTGGGATCGTGTATTCAAACCGGTAAAAGAGCCGGACGGATTTTGCAGCAGAGGCGAGCCGAAGGAGGGCTGACCATGGCTGAATACATCGATGAATCGGCAGTGCTTGAGAGAGCACTGGACACCTACGGCTCTGCTTTGCAGATCGTGGTAACGATAGAGGAAATGAGCGAGCTACAGAAGGAGCTGTGCAAGTACCTGCGTGGCAAATACTCGCCCGCGAGCATCGCCGAGGAGATCGCCGATGTGGAGATCATGCTCGAGCAAATAAAGATGTTGTTTTGCTGCGCTGATGATGTGCGTTCCATGCGCAGGCGCAAAGTGGAGCGGCTGAAAGAGAGGATAGACAATGGGTGACTATATAAGCCGAGACATGGCGATAGCACGCCTGACCAAGGTGGAAGTGACCAACAGGCTGGCCACAATGACGGACGCAAAGCGGGAAATCGCGGATATGCCCGCCGCTGATGTTGCGCCGGTGGTGCGGTGTAAAGATTGCAAGAACTTGCGGCAGAGCGGGACGGGATGGTGGAGCTGCGAGTATGGCGGGACGATCACTCCGCAGGACTATTGCAGCCGGGCGGAACGTATTACCAACGTATTACCATTGACCGAAGCGCCGCAGCGCGTGCCGTGGGAAGCGGATTAGGAGTTGAGAAAAAACGGATGAGATACATACTGATCAACCCGCGGAGGACGCCGGGCGGGGAGGCGCACTGGGATGCGAGAATACCGGCGGAAAAGTTGGAGATTGGGCTGACGCTCCGGCTGCCGGTAAACTGCGCAGACGAGAGCAAGGTAGGGCGAGTTACCCGGTGCGTGGTGCAGGAAATCAACAGGCGGCATAACTGGATCAGAGTTGTGTACAAAAATGGAAGCAACTGCGCATCGGAATGCGTGAAAATAGTGGAGGAGGAATGAAATGGGACGCAGACCTAAAGTGAGAATATGCAAATGCTGCGGCAAGCGGATGAATCCCCGGCGGCTGTGGATCTGCGAGGAGTGCCAGGCGGAGGGGAGGACGATCCACGCGAACGGGAAAATCAACACGGCAGAGCTGGAAGCGGTGGCGCGGGAGCGGCAGGCAAGCGGGCAGAACCCACTGGAGGGGATGCAGCTGGAAGAAGTCGCGGCGCTGGCGTGGACGTACCGGCGCGAAGGCTACGGGAGCTACGGAAAGCTGCGCGGATATGTGCACGCAACGGGGAGGCTGCCGGATAGGAGAGCTTGACATGGAGGTGCAATACATATGGCGGGTGACGCTGGGAGAAAGGACAACGGAGGTAAAAGGCCGGGACAGGCTGGAGGCGACCAAGAACGCGGCAAGAGCGCTGGATGTGAGATGGTCGAAAACGGCGCGGGACATGGAGGTGCTGCGGCTCAGAAGGGCGTGATGCACGGGACGGCGGCAGCGGGCGGCTATGTGTTCCGCGAGCCGGTGCGGATGCAGGTGCTGCTGCCGGGGCACGACCCGGTGGAGGTAAGGGCATACGCGACGATAGACGCGAGGATGCAGGCCGCAAGCCTCCTCAATGTGGACATTGCGGAGGCGCTGGAGGCAAAGGTGGCTGTGGAGACGGCGGCGCTCCGGCGGTGGCAGAAGCGCCAGAAATGAAAAGCTGGCCGGGGAACCGGCCAGCGATCGGGGATTGTATTACCGGCCCGCGCAGCGGGCAGGAAATAGAGGACCGGATCAACACTATATATAATACGCGCGCGCGCGTATTTTCGAGGCTCGGTAAAGACCTAAGTTTACGACCAAACCGGAAAGAGGGGGAGAGAATGAAGATCATGGAGAGAAAATACGTGTGCGCAAACGGCGTGGTGGAGCGGACGCGGTTTCCCGTCGGCGACAACGCACGCCCCAGATCCTCCCGGAAAAAGGGAAATACCTCCTATCGGAAGCAGGAGGCGAACTTTAACTCCAGCCTGCGGAAGCTGGCAAGAATTCTGAACTGCAACTACACGCACGAAAACGGACTGCTGATCACGCTGGACTACGATCCGGCGGGGCTGGAAGCGCTGTGCAGGAAAGCAAAGCTGACGGAGGAGCAGACTCTGTGGGCGATGGGCGCAAGAGTCGGCGAGATCGGAGAATGGAGGGCCGCGAAAAGGAAACAGGAGAGGGTGCAGGCAGAGGGAGAGAAAAACCAATTCTCCGCTGCCTGCGAGCTGCTGCGCGCGGAGGCGGAGAAGCAGATGAACCTGTGGCTGCGGAGAATCAAGCGGAAGGCCGGGAACCTGAAATACATCGCCGTGACCTCGGACATTGACGGGGACACGGGCGAGGCGGTGCGCATCCACCATCATCTGGTGATTGCGGCGGAGGGACTGTCGTGGGATCTTTTGCAGCAGCAGTGGCGGCTCGGCTCCGTGGATATCCGCCGGCTGAGAGGGCAAAAGGATTACACGCCGGTGGCGGTATACCTGCTGCGGCAGGTGAGACGGCAACCGGACGCGAAAAAATACGCCGTCAGCCGCGGGATGCTGCTGCCGGTGATTACGGAGAGAGAGGTGCTGGGAAATCCGGAGATCAGAGTCCCGGCGGGAGCCAGCGTGCTGGAGCGGGCGGAGTATAACGAGGAGACAGTGGTACAGTACGTCCGCTATGTGCCAAAAAAGCGGGAAAGCCGCACAGAGGACGGAGGCGGCGAGCATGGGATTTAAAATGCAGCGCGGCCTAAAAATGCCCTACCGCAAGCAGGGGAGGATCTATTTTACGCTCGTCAACTACGACGACCTGCCAAAAAATCGACAAGACAAAATAGACCGCCTGATCGCTGATGCGGCAGGCGGCGATGCCGCATACATCGGCGCGCTGCGGGAATGGCTGCTGCACGACGACAGCGACGTGCAGCGCGTGAGCATTAAGCACTATGTGAGCATCCAGACGCTGTGCCGGATGCGGGAGAAAGTGTACAAGAGATGGTAATCGCCCG